CTTGGAATAAAGAGACTTATGCATATTTTATGGAGATGGGTACAGGTAAAACAAAAGTATTAATAGATAATATGTCTATGCTTTACGACAAAGGCAAGATAGATAGTGCATTAATTATTGCACCAAAAGGTGTTGTTAAAACTTGGTATGAACAAGAACTACCTACACACCTTCCTAATCACATAGAGAATGTGACAGTATTGTGGCAGTCTAATATTAGTAAAAAACAACAAGAAAAATTAGAAAGTTTATTTGAAATAGAAACCGCACTTCATATTTTAATTATGAATGTTGAGGCTTTGTCTACAGACAAAGGTGTTAAGTTTGCGCAAAAATTTTTAAATTCACATAAAGTTTTAATGGCTATTGATGAGTCTACCACAATAAAAACTCCAACAGCTAAAAGAACAAAAAATATTATTAGTCTTGGTAAGATGGCTAAATACAGACGTATTATGACAGGGTCTCCTGTTACAAAGAATCCATTAGATCTGTATACGCAGTGTGAGTTTTTAGATCCTTTTCTGTTAGACTTTTCATCTTATTATGCTTTTAGAAACAGATACGCTGAGATGACAACAATGAATGTTAGAGGTCGATCAATACAAGTTGTAAAAGAATTTAGACACCTTGGTGAATTATCTGAATCACTACAACCGTTTTCATACAGAGTTTTAAAAGAAGATTGTTTAGATTTGCCTCCTAAAAATTGGACTAAAAGACATATAATATTAACTAAAGAACAAGAAGAAATATATAAACAAATGAAAAACAATGCGCTTGCAATGTTAAATGGTAAAGTTACATCTACCATGACTGTGATTACACAACTCATGAGATTACAACAAATAACTTGTGGACACTTTGTTGCCGATGATGGTAGCACCCAAGAAATAAAAAATAATAGAATTACGGAGCTAATGAATGTGCTAGATGAAATAGAAGGTAAAGCAATAATATGGGGACACTGGCAAAAAGATATAAAAAATATATTCCATGAAATAGAAAAGGTCCATGGTCCGGGGTCAGTGGTCAGTTATTATGGGCTCACACCACAAGATGAAAGACAAGATAACATACGT